TGGTGATTATAGAGATATTAAAGATGAAAATGATAGAAAAGAGGGAAATTTTATATACGCTTCAAAATATACAAAAGATACAGATGAGTTAGTAGGTGAATTAGATCCTGAAGATATATCTTTATAACATATAGACAGATTCATAGCCTGTCGACTTAAAAAAATTATGCAGCTGTGGCGCACCCAAAAGGTGTGCCATTCTCTATTTGACCTATATAAATAAATTATATTTAGTTATTATGAATATATTTTACATCCACCCTGATCCAAAAGTAGCTGCTAAGCAGTTAGTAGATGATCATATCCGCAAGATGCAAATTGAGTCCGCTCAAATGTTATGTACAACATTTCATCATTATGGAATAGAAGCTCCATACAAGAAAGCTCATTATAACCATCCATCAACAAAATGGGTTCGCGAGTCAATGAATCATGTTAAATGGTTACTTGAACATGGTTTAGAGATATGTGATGAGTTTGTTATTAGATATGGTAAGTCACATGCAACAGAAAAAGTTTTGCTATGGGTAAAAGATAACTTATCTTTATTAGAAGGTAAAATTCCAAATAGTGAATTTATACCTCCACCACAATGTATGCCTGATGAATATAAAAAAGATAATACATTGAATGCATATAGAGAATTTTATATTAAAGACAAAATTGGAATTAAAAAATTAAATTATAACAAACTAAATAACACCCCAGAATGGATAAAAGAATCGTTATTGTAGGAGCAGGAGTAGCAGGGATAAACGCCGCTACTAAACTAGTAGACAATGGATATCCTGGTGAATTAATCACCATTATAGACAAAGGTAATGACCCAATAAATCGCTTACCTGAAGAGGTAATGACAGGAATGTTAGGTGCTGGTGGATGGAGTGATGGTAAATTAACATATCATACCTCAATTGGTGGTCAATTAGCTAAGTATTGCGGCGAAGAAAAAGCAATGGAATTGATGAAACAAGTAGTAGATAATTTTACTCGTTTCCATCCTAAACCAGATGAAATATTTATGTCTGATCCACAAGAAGAACCTGAATTTATTAAACCATACTTTGGTTTGAGAATGTTTCCTGTATGGCACATTGGATCTAATTATTTACATGAGATTGCTAAAACATGGTATCAATATTTGTTAGATAAAGGTGTTAGATTTGAATGGAATACTGAAATCACATATATTGATTTTAAAAATCCTCATGGTTATACTTTAGTAAAAGGTAAACAAGGTAAAGGAGGAGAATATACTGTGTATGGAACAACAGGAGATGAATTAATATTCGCTGTAGGTAAATCAGGTATTGATTTTGCTCAAAAATTAGCTGATGATTATAAATTACCTAATGAACCTAAATCAGTACAGATTGGTGTTCGTTTTGAAGCGCCACAAAAATACTTTCAAAAACTAATTGATGTATCTTATGATTTCAAATTATATCAAAAATTTAATAACGTTAGTTTACGTTCATTTTGTACTAATAATAATGCTGCATATGTGGCTGTTGAAGAAACTTATGGAGATGTTAGTTACAATGGTCACGCTAAAAAAGGTAAGGAATTTGAAAATCAAATGACCAACTTTGGTATTCTAATGGAAATTAAGGGTATTGAAGATCCATTTAAGTGGAGTAGAGATGTAGTACAAAAATTACAAATAGATGGAAAGGGATTATATTATAGCCCATCTAGAACTGTAAGTAAAACATCTGAGGGTACAGATGTGACAGCACATCAAATTAAATTTTTAGATGGATTTAAAGGAGCAATGGGTGAATATGCTGATTATGTTTTAAACTTTATTGATGATATGAATAAGGTATTTGAATTTGGTGATGATTGGGGTATGTATATTCCTGAAGTAAAATATTTAAGCCCTGAGCCATTAGTTAATTACCATAACTTGTCATTAACAACTTATCCAAATGTATACTTTGTAGGTGATGCTTTAAGTGCTCGTGGTATTACAGTGTCAGGTGCACATGGTATTTATGTTGCTGAAAAGTTAATTCAACACAGTCATCTTGTAGACTTAACCTCAACTAATTAATTATATTTAATAAAATAAAATAATATGGCTAAAGAAATAACAGGAGTTAAAAAATTAAAATCACCAGATGGTAGAATTGTGTTTTATTTAGATGGTAAACTTCATAATTGGGAAGAACCAGCAGTAGTATATCCTGATGGTAAAAAAGAATATTGGCTATTTGGTATTCAATATACTAAAGATGAGTTTATGGATCGCAAACGTGATTCAAATGGTGTACCACCAGCTAAAGATCCAAAATACGATACACGTCTCTAATTTAATATTTATACCAAATTGAACACATGAAAATAGGATTATGCGGAACAATGTCTGTAGGTAAAACAACGCTAGTTAAAGCGTTAGCTGAACTAGACTTGTTTAAAAAATATAAAATAGCTACAGAACGTAGCAAATACTTAAAAGATTTAGGTATTCCATTAAACACTGATTCAACAGTTAATGGTCAAATAGTATTCTTAGCTGAACGTGCTAGTGAATTACTTCATAAAGACATTTTAACAGATCGTACAATATGGGATGTATCAGCATTTACAATGTTGGCTAAATCAATAGATAGTGGTTTTAAATCGTCATTAGTCAACACAGCTATGACATTGAAAGACCAATATGATATTGTATTTTATATTGATCCTGTTGGTACTAATATGGAAGACAATGGTGTTAGAGAGACAGATCTTGAATATAGAGCTAATGTAAATCAAGAAATTTTGCGTTTACTTACACTACATCCACCTAAAAAGATGATAGTTTTAAGTGGTTCTACAGCTAATCGTATGAAAACTATATTAGACAATATACTTTAAAATATTTATAACTATAATAAAAACAAATCATGGCAGATTTCGACTACAAAAAATTTTTAACTGAGTCAAAACTTAAAATTAAAGTTCCTGTAAAGGAAATGGCTCGTATTGCTAAAGAAAAATACAAACTAAATTCTGATTTTCCAGGTATTAGTGATAGAATTAAAGATCCTTCAAGTTTTAAGCTAGATAGAAAACAACAAGTTGTTAATTATTTTATAGCTCAAGCAAAAGAACAAGGTATTAAACCAATGGAAGTTGAATTACTTAAGAGTGACATTGAAAAAAATGCTGCTCCAGGTGTTAACTGGTCTTTCACTCCTGATATTAGAAATCAGTTGTTAACTACAACAACACCTAAACAAGCTGCTGCTCCTGAAGATGAAGAAGGTGCATTTTTTGGAGGTGCTGATGATGCTGAAGATTTGTTTATAGGTAAAAGTAAGCTTAAAACTAAAAAAGCACCAACTGCTGATGATGATACAGATGATGAACCATCTGAAAAAGAATTTACTAAAATTAAAGCTCCTAAAGTTACAGGTTCAAATATGAGAGCTGGTGAGTGGTTTGTTGATAATGATGATTTAATTTCTAAAATTATTAAACAATACGCTACATCAACTATGAAAACAGGTCGTGTAGTTAAGGAAGTTGAAGATGGTGGTATGTCAAGTGGTGATTTTAAATCAGCTCAATTAAAATCTAAAGAAACTGCTAAAGCAGCTTTACCAAGTTTAGTTCAACAACTTGTAGACAAAATAGAAGAACTAAAAGAAGAAGATTATAATGCTTATGTTAAAGTATTAAATGATCTAGATAAATATAAATTTGGTGTTACTAATACTAAAGGTATTTTAAAACAAATTCTAAAAGCATTAGGTGAAGATTCAATCCCAGCTATCGGATCTAAGAGAAAAAGTAGTGAAGAAGATGAACTTAAAAAATTAGGAATTGATGATGAACCAATTGAATTAGATGGAGAAGAAGAAATTTAAACTTATGAAAAAATACATTTTACCTATTATTTTAATTTTAATTTTGTTATGGCTAGCATTTGATAAAGTATCAAATATTGGTTTAACAGAAGAATTTAAAACAAAACAAGACAGTTTAGTACATGCTGTTGATAGTATGCAATTAGAAATTGCTAAAGACGATGCTGAAATTGATTCTTTAGATATAGTAGCTGTTGAGTTACAATACAAACTAGATCATCAAAAAGCTAAAGTTAAAACTATTGTTGAGTACATTGAAATAGAAAAAAACAGTATTGATGCTTATTCTGATCCTGAACTAGTAACTTCACTCAATAATCGTTACCCAACAGATACAATTTCTAATCCATTACTAGTAGCTCAACCAGTATTAGTTAGCGCTGCTAAGGATTTAGTAGAATTAGATGGTGCTAAACAAATTATTGTACTTAAAGATAGTTCTATCACTACATTAGAAAGTAAAGTAACTGTTAAAGATAGTGTTATTGCTAAGTATGTTTCTAAGGAAAATACCTATAAGAACATGGTCGCTAATCAACAAACACAAATTAAAGATTGGAAATTCCAATATAATACATTACAATTAGAAAATACAAAATTAAAAGCTAAAAATAAGTTTACTAAAATTGGCGCTGGCCTAATTGCTGGTGGATTAGTATATTTAATGTTAGTGAAATAAAATAAAACTAAAATGAACGAAATTGAAAGAATGCAAGAGTTAGCTAATGTTGCTAATAAAGCTGATATTAAACTTAAAAAACTTTTAAAAGTTAATAGTCACGAGTCTCTTTATAATAGTATAATTAATATACCTGCTAGTGAAGCAAATAAAGTAGCTTTAGGAATGGAATTAATTTTTAATAATTTTGATTGTGCTCCTAATGGAGGTGTAATTAGTAATGTTATAGAATATTTAAGACAAAAATCAAAATAAGCCCCGCTATAGTCTCAGTATTATAGTTCTAGAGTCTAACCCTGTAAGGTTAGGCTCTTCTTATATATTTATATACAACAAAGTATATGAGCGATCAACAGAATATTAAAGATATAATTAAACAGGAGTATATTAAATGTGCTACAGATCCTGTTTATTTCATGAAAAAATATTATTGGATACAACACCCACAACGTGGACGTATTCAATTTAATCTATATCCTTTTCAGGAAGGAGTATTACATCAGTTTAAAAAGAACAAGTATAGCATTGTAAATAAGTCAAGACAGTTAGGTATATCTACCTTAGTGTCTGCTTATTCACTATGGTTAATGTTATTTAACAAAGACAAAAATATACTTTGTATTGCTACTAAGCAGGAAACTGCTAAGAACATGGTCACTAAAGTTAAATTTGCCTATGATAATCTACCCAGTTGGTTACAATTAAAAGCAGTAGAAAATAATAAATTAAGTCTAAAACTAGCTAATGGATCTCAGGTAAAAGCAATTGGTGCAACTGGTGACGCAGGTCGATCTGAAGCTGTATCATTACTGTTACTAGATGAGGCTGCCTTCATTGAAGGTATAGATGAGATTTTTGCTTCTGCTCAACAAACCTTGGCCACAGGAGGACAATGTATAGCAATATCAACTCCATATGGTACAGGTAACTGGTTCCATAGAACATTTATTGGTGGAGAAGAAGGTAAAAATGGATTTGTGTCTATCAAATTACCTTGGACTGTACACCCAGAAAGAAGTCAAAAATGGAGAGATGAGCAAGACGCTATTTTAGGAATTAGAAATGCCGCTCAAGAATGTGATTGTGACTTTACTACTTCAGGTGATACAGTTGTTGAACCTGATATTTTAAATTTTTATATTCAAACATACCAAGTAGATCCTATTTCAAAAGGTGGGTTTGATGGTAATTTATGGCGTTGGGAATTTCCAGACTACACAAAACAATACTTAGTTGTAGCTGACGTAGCCCGAGGTGATGGTAAAGACTATTCAGCTTGTCATGTTATTGATATAGCTGAAGCTAAACAAGTAGAAGAATATAAAGGACAAATTGGTACTCGTGACTATGGTCATCTGTTAGTATCAATAGCTACAGAATGGAACAATGCTTTGTTAGTAATTGAAAATGCTAATATAGGATGGGACACAATTCAAACTGTTATAGAACGAGGTTACCAAAATTTATATTACTCATCTAAATCAGATACCGCTAATATAACAATGGATAACTTTTTAAACCGCAATAATAATAATTTAGTACCTGGTTTCACTAACTCACTTAAGACTAGACCGCTTGTGATAGCTAAATTAGAAGCCTATATGAGAGATAGGGCTTGTGTTATTCAATCACGCCGAACATTAGAAGAACTAAGAACATTTGTATGGAAAAATGGTAAAGCACAAGCTAATGATGGGTATAATGATGATTTAGTTGTATCTTTTGGTATTGGTATGTTTTTACGCGACACAGCTTTAAAATTCTCTCAAACAGGTATGGACTTAACTCGAGCCTCGCTTGGAGGCATAGGTAAAGTTAATTATCTTCCATCATCAACAAGCGCGTACTCACCACATTCACCAAGTCATCTAAACCCTTGGCAAATGGATAATGGAACAGGACAAATGGAAGACATTAGCTGGTTGATATAGATAAATATTTATAACATATACTAAGATACTATGGGATTATTTGACAATCTAAAACGATTATTCTCCTCAGACGTTGTTATTCGTAACGTTGGCGGTGATGAGTTAAGAGTAATTGATACAGATCGTATACAGTCATTAGGTACTTTACAGACTAATGCACTTGTAGACCGATTCACTAAAATTTATACCACATCTGGCGCTGGTATTTACAATGTAAACAACGTTTACAACTACCAGACATTAAGAGTACAACTTTATACTGACTATGAATCAATGGATACAGATGCTATTGTAGCTTCTGCACTTGATATTATAGCAGATGAATGTACTTTAAAGAATGAGCATGGAGAAATGTTACATATTCGTTCTAGTGATGAAAATATTCAAAAGATATTATACAACTTATTCTATGATGTATTAAATATCGAATTCAACTTATGGAGTTGGTCACGCAACATGTGTAAGTATGGTGATTTTTATCTTAAATTAGAAATAGCTGAAAAATTTGGTGTATATAATGTTATACCATTCTCAGCTTACTCAATTATTAGAGAAGAAGGTACCAACCCAACAAATCCTACTTATGTAAGGTTTAAATATGACCCAACATCAGTATCTGGTATCACAACACCACAAACACAATACGCGTTAGGTACAGCTACATCAGATATTTACTTTGAAAACTATGAAATGGCTCACTTTAGATTAATAAGTGACGTTAACTATTTACCTTATGGTAGAAGTTACTTAGAACCAGGCCGTAAGATATTCAAACAAATGATATTAATGGAAGATGCAATGTTAATCCATCGTATTGTTCGCGCTCCAGAAAAACGTATTTTCTATATGAACGTAGGTGCTATTCCTCCAAATGAGGTAGAAGCATTTATGCAGAAAACAGTACAAAAACTTAAGAAAGTACCATTTGTAGACCCACAAACAGGTCAATATAACCTTAAGTACAATACAATGAACATGATGGAAGACTTTTACATACCTGTAAGAGGAAATGACCAATCAACTCGTATTGATACAGCTAAAGGTTTAGAATACAATGGTATTGAAGACGTTGCTTACTTAAGAGACAAATTATTTGCCGCTCTTAAGATTCCTAAAGCATTTATGGGCTATGAAAAAGACTTAACTGGTAAAGCTACATTAGCTGCTGAAGATATTCGCTTCGCTCGTACAGTTGAACGTATTCAACGTATATTAATATCAGAA